TATAGTTTTTGATGAGTTGACGCGGCTCAAAAACCCCTCAGGCGCGCGGTTCAAAGCGCTCGCCAAGGTCATCGACCAGATACCGATCAGGTGGGGGTTGACTGGTTCGTTCACGTCAAACGGGCTTGAGGACGTGTTTGGCCAGTGCAAGATCGTTGACCAACGCCTGCTTGGCCGCTCTAAAGGCGCGTTCTTGCAGCAGTATTTTGTTTGCACCAACCAAGACTTTAACACTTGGGAACCGCGCAAAGACGCGCTTGAGCAGGTCATGACGCGCATTAAACCTGCTACGTTTGTGCTTGAGCCCGGCGATTACAAAGACAAACTGCCGCCACTCCACGTCGTTGAGGTCAAGTGCGGCATGGACATGACCGATTATAACGACATGAAGCGCAACTTTGTGCTGCAATTCGAAGATGCAGAAGTCATCGCCGCCAACGCCGCCGTGGTCACATCAAAGCTACAGCAAATCGCGTCGGGGTTTGTGTACGGAGACAAGACTAAATGGATCAGTACACATAAGTTTGATAGGCTTGACGAATTATTAGATGAGAACCAACACGCCAACACGATCATTGCGTACGGTTACAAAGAAGAACTGGCCGAACTCAAACGACGTTATCCACAGGCAAAAACACTAGATGATGAAAAAGCTGTGGATAACTGGAACGCAGGGCGCATACCGCTGCTGCTTGTACACCCGAAATCAGCCGGGCACGGGCTTAATTTGCAGCATGGCGGCAATCACATTGTGTTTCTGTCTCTTCCGTGGTCTTTGGAACTTTACGAACAGACCGTGGGAAGGTTGCACCGCAGCGGTCAAAAGCACGATGTTTGGTGTTACGTTTTCTTAACGACCGACACTGTGGACGAAAGAATTTGGGGCGCGCTGCACGACAAGCGCGCAATATCGGACGTGGCATTAGAGGCTTTGAAATGAAAATGACTTGGCGTGATTTAAATCGAATCATCAACAGCAAATCCGAAGACGAACTTCGTGATATGATCATTCAGGAAAGCGAAACTTTCAAGCGCAAGGTTGTGCTGACACGGTTGCACCAGAAGTTTACCGTTGTGCGCGCCGCGCGGGAGCGCGAGGAGCTGCTCGGCGTCAAGGATAAAAGCAAACTTATGTGAGTGGATAGGAAGCCCACGGAAGTTGAAAGTGCGGGCCATCCGCAAACTGCGCCAGATCGCCTTCTTTGACGGGACCGTTGCCGTTTAGCAGGCGCCAGTGGCCGCCCCACTCAATCGGCACGTCAAGTTCTTCGGCGGCGATGCGCATGGCGTCAGCGAGTTTGTAATAAAGCGGCCAATCCCAGCGGATTGCTTCGTTAATGTCTTTTTGGCCGTTACCGTTCAAATCAATAAACGCCGCAAGATCGACGGCGTGGCCTGTCAAATGGCGTGACCGCATGGTTTTTGATGCCCCCGCGGCCACCAACTGTTTTTGGCGGTCAACAGAACGCAAACCTTCAGTCACGATGAATGGCTGCGAAGTGCGGTCAAACGCGAGTTTAACCACTTCAACCAGATCTTCATGCACACCCTCAAGACGTTTTAGCGACCGCGCATCTAACTGCTTCATTGCCGAGCCACACCCTTAATTTTTTCATATGTGCGTAACCCACCTAACCCAAGCAGCGCGATTGCCAACTCAAACAAGCCGCCATCAATACCAGAACGTTGCGGCATACCAGTGACTTGGAACACGGAACCTAGAAAGAAAAGAGCGGGGTAGAGGATGTAATGCCAACCATAACCCACAGCGCATATCCATAGCAGAGCAGGGCGAGCGCCAGATACCCAAAGATTCGGGTTCGTCGCCTCGGCAGCGTTGACTTTAATTTGTTCAATATCCCACGCAAGAAGCGCATTACGCAGTTCCTTTTCTGCCTCGGCTTTAGCCGCAGGATCGGGAACGAACTTGTCAAGGACCTTGAGCCCTGCGCCGACCGCTTCTGCGATACCGAACGCCATCACACGCGGTCCTGCTTGTTGTCGAGCTTGTCGTAGATGCGTTGGAACATGGCTTCAATATGATCCATGCGCTTATCCAAATCGACCCTCAGAACATACTCTTTTGGGAGGTTTGTTTCAATTTCGTGAATATCATCACGCAATTCTTTTACCGCGTCCCAAATCTCACGAGCAAACCACCCACCAACACCAATGGATGTAACTGCAACGAAATTGATGATGGTTTGTGTATCCATAATTACTGACCTGCAAGGCTATTTTGGTTGGGCGGGGCGAGGGCGTTTGATACTGCGCCGCCAGTTACGCCGCCGAGCATACCGCCTGCCGCCGTAATAACGCCGCGCGTCAACTGTGTCGTAAGCCAATTTAATTTGTCTTTATCCGGCTGTTTTACTTTTAAAAGGTGGTTGCGCAAGCTGTTGATATAATCTGCGTTTGCCAACCCCGACTTAAGAAGAGGTTCAGTTATCTTATCCAACGCATCAAGCGCTGCGTCTGTTTTTGGGCTACGCTCGGCAATGTCGGCCAAGCGACGTTCCAAAGATTCTGCAAGCATTGCGCGGCCATCTGGCGATGTTTTAAGGGCGCTAGCTACATCTATCCATTCAGACTTGTCATCGCTTGCAAGAAGCGCGTTAACGCGCGCCTGCCCAAATTTGCTGCCAAGAATGTTTTTGGCAATTTTTTGCCCCGTTTCACTAATACCGCGGGCTTCAGTTTCGCCAATATCAAACGCCTGTTTAGCCGCCGCTTCTTTACCTTTAGCAGTCGCCAACATACCGGCGGATTGTTCTTCTACACCGCGTAATTGCGTGACGTAATCATCCACTTTTTGTTTGACAGTTTTAAGCTCAGGAGCCGACAAAAAGTCGCTGTTGGTCTTAAGCCACTTTTCAGCTTCGTCAGCAGTTTTACCTTTGAGGTTACGCGCCACGTAATCCCGCGCAGTCTCTTCAATCAACGCAGGGTCTTTTGTAATTGCCGACAGTTGAGCCACGCCGTCGCGGCTTTTAAAAAATGCCGCCGGTACATCTTTCGGGTCTTTGGTGTACATGTCAGGCGAAAGACGTTCTGTCTTTAAAACTTTTGCGCCTGCGCCGCCTTTAAACCGCTCAAGCAAACCTGACGCTAATTCGTAACCGCCTTGCAGTTCGTCTTGCGCTTGGCCCGCGTATTTGCTTTGCAACTCGCTAAGACGACCGTACAAATCTTTAGCGCGCGCCTGCCCAAGCGCTTTAAAACCTTCTTCACCTTGGCCAAACGCCGCGTCACCAAGTTTACGGCGCACAGTGTCGATAGCGTTAAAAGACGGCTCATAGACGCGGAAAAATTTATCGTTAATTTGTCTTACAGAAACACCTTGAGCAGCTAAAGCCTGCGCTTCTTGCGCGTCAGCCAATGGTGTGAGGCGCGGTGACAGCGCAGTTTTAATTTCGCGGAACGCCGACAGCGTGCTTTGTTCTGTTTCTGGTGCGATCCGCACGCCTGCGGGAACTTTGCCCTCAAGCAACACTTTATCTAAATCTGCCGCAAGTTTTTTATACTCAGGCATGTTAGAAATGTAATCGCCTGCATTCTCACGCGCCGCCACGTCTGCATCACGTTGTGTTTTTAGCGCTTGATAGTCCTGATCGCGCAGTAATTTTTCTTCGCTAAATTGTTGCGAGATCGCGCCGCGTTGACGCGTGCCGATGTCGGTCAGCTCAACGTCGGCGTTGCCAATGTCATAAACACGGCTTCGCGCGCTGCCGACTAATTTATCAGCTTCGGTTGGTATTTTGCCCGCAGCCGTAATTTCAGCCGTGTATTCGCTTGCCGCTTTGTTGCGCCGAGCCAACGTCGCTGCGTCAGCTTCTTTTACAATTCGGTTTGCGCCTGCTTCAAGTTCTGCATACAGTTTATCGGCCACATCGGGGCCACCACCACGAAGTTTTGCAATTTCTTGCGACAATATTTTTGTTTCTGCACTTGATAGCCGGTCAAGCGGAACGCCCATTTCGCGCAAAGCGCCTGAAACAGCTTGATCTACATTAAGAAGTTTACCGATGTTTTTTGCGCCAATGTAGGTGCCACTGCCAACAAGCGGCGTTAGAACGCCTACTACGCCAGCCGCTGCTCTGGATTGCGCGGGGGTGTAGCCAGACATCTCAAGTTCTTGTGTAAGAAGTTCTTCGCCGCCCCCGCCAAAAAACCCCGCTACGGCAGGCGCAACGCGCCCCGTAAAAGTTTTCATAAGCGGCGCGCCTTTCTCAAGCGCAAGCCCCGCGGCTCTTGTTTGGGGTGTCGGGATTACTTGTAATCCTTTACCAATTAACGCAGTCATTTCAGGCGTCGCAAACCCAAACGTAGCGCCCATAGCCGCCGCGCTGCCAATAGCGTAAGGATCTTTTTGCGTGCGTGGTGTAGGCATACCATCACCTACCGGCGCGGTAGGTTGCATAGCCATAGGCGCCGGTGCCGTTCCACCAAACTGAGTAGCTAGCGCGTCATAATCTACATCGCCTGCCGCCGGAGGCGCGGCTGTTGCGCCGCCAAATTGTTTGGCAAGAGCATCATAGTCAAGGTCTGCCATTATGGTATGCCCGCTGCTTTTTTAAATTGCGCTGCCGCTTCAGGTGTCGGGAATGAATAAACTTTGCCGTTCGGCGTTGTAACAGACAGACTATCCGCCGCGCTCGCGGAAGATTTAGGCGCCAACTTAATATCTAAGTTGTACGCGCCTTGAACGCCGCGCTCTTTTGCTTGTTGAACGCGTGAATTATGCAAATCTACACGCGCACGGATTGCATCCTGCATTGTGGTGATAATGTCGTTCAACGCATTCGGGTCATTTTTAAGCTGGCCCAAAGCCTTACGCAGCGCTTCTTGTTGTTGTTGCGTTGGTTGCGAATCCATCTTTTTAAGATTGTCCATAACACCTTTAAACAACCGCGCTTCTAAGTCCTGCGCCGTTCTTATACCTTCGGTGCTGATTTGAGTTCCAAAGGTGTTGTTAAAGAACGACACAACGTCCATCTTCAACTCACCGCCCGGCCCCATAAATGTTTTAGCCTGCGGAATAAGCGCTTTTGCTTTTTCAAGGTTGTCTATATCAAGCGGCGCATTTCGAAGCGCTTTTTCTTCTTCAACAAGCGACTCGCCGGATTTTTTAAGTACAGCTTCCGACGCAGGCTCATAGCCAATAGTGCGCTCATCTGCTGGCGTAGCGCGTTTGCCGTTAACCATAACGGGGATAGCATCGCCAATGCCGGTTTTAGGCACGCGCACCAAACCTTCGGAGGTTTTTTGAACCGTGTATTCCATAGGTGCGGTAGCTTGGACTGTCGCGTCGTACAGTTCTTTACCTGTCAAAAGATGGCGGCGCATAAACGCGACCGGATCGGCAGAAAACTCTTGCGCGGCTTGCGCGCGGGCTTGTTCGCGCGGCGCAACGCGGGTAAGGAGCGGCCCTAGCGTTGGGTCGTCATACAACATGTCGGTCAAGCGCATCGCATCGTCAGACGTGCTGACGCCGCGTACAGCAGGAATATACCGCGTTACGGCGGCATCTAACTTAGCAACTTCAGCTTTTGTCTGTTTTTCGCTGCTTTCGGCTTGAAACCCCGGTATCTTAGCTTTTGATTCTTCGCCCGCAAGTTGTTCTTTTTGGAGCTTGGCAAGCTCTTCGGCTTGCGAAACAAAACCACGACGCAAAAGTTCGTTTTGGATAGGCGCATACGGGTCGGTTGACATGCCTGTGCCGCTGTAGCTTACGCCACGCTGACCAACAGCAGCTGGCGTCGCGCCGAACCCGCTCAGAATGCCCATGTACTCTTGCTGACGGCGTTGTGCAGCCGCAGCCTGTGCCGCCGCAGCACGACGGTTTGCTTCCGCGCGCTGACGATCTTCCATTGTATTTTGCATTGACATTGCGTTTTGCTGCATCTGTTGTTGCAACACTTGCGCGCGCAACGCGTTCATTTGTTGTTCTGCAGCTGTAGCGGCAAAGTTACCGTATTGCGGAACTTGAACTTGAAGCGGAATCGAGGTGTCTAAAGGCATTATTGGCCTCCCGGCATAAACGGACCCGCGCCATAATAACCGCCCGCGCCAAACTCATAAGGGCTCGCCGTTTGTGATGGCAAATTCATGTAGTTTTGATACGCCCCGCCCAACGCTTGATTGAGCGCGTTTGCGCCGCCGACATAGCCAGAGGCACGGGCATTAGCCCCCGCCATCATGGCGTTGCCTGCATTTGCGGCGTATGTCTGACCGGCCTGCCCAAGTGTACTCGCGGATGTCTGCGCCTGCCCGCGCAGAGCTTCAAGCGGGTTCAGCATCTGGTTGCGTTGGTTCCAATAGCGGTTGTATGCGTTCTGGTACTCCCCCGACGCATAGTCCTGACCGTAGCGCGCGGCTTCCGCTAATGCGCGGCCTGACAGCATGCCGCCACGGGCGGCTGCGGTTTTGTTAAGCGCGTTAACACCTTCGCTTAAACGAAACTGATAGCCGGGGTCTTCATACATAGCCGCCGCAGTAAACGGCTTCATGCCCGCGCCATAATTCGCCGCAGTCTTGTCGCCACCAAGGCCAAGATATTGAAGGAGCGCGTTTTGACCAGTCAGACCAGCTTCATAAAACGGTTTTTGAAGCTCAAGTTGCTTTTCAAACATTTCGCGCTGAAGCGCGGTTGCTTTGTCAGCAGACTTTGCTTGCGTGCTGGCGGCTTTGCTGGCTGCGTTGGATGCCATTACGCCGCCGATAATCGGGGCGGCAACAGAAGCGATGGCTGCTATAGGCATCAGTTTAACTCCATCTTGTAAATCTCATACGGCTCACCAAATGTTTCGACGACCATATCCGCAGTTTTCATACCCATCATACGCGCATACGCACCGACATGCTTAAGGTCTGGCGGTATTTTTGTCCACAGCATAGTATCACCGTTTTTGCGCGCAAAATCAATCATAGCCTCTGCCGCCTCAACTGCCCATTTGCCCCGCCCTGACGGCAAAATAAACGTATGGACTTCGTGAACATTTGGCGCCGTCCAAATCAGCCCGAACCCGCCATGTTCACCTAGCAAAAACCAGTGCTCGGGTCGAGCAGCGGCGTCAGTCAGATCAATCTCGCCGATCTCTAAAGGCCCCACAAACGGACGCACATCAGGATCATTAACGATCAAGTTGATAAGCGTTGCGTCGTGGGTGCGCTCAAGAATCATGCCTGCCCGTCAACTGGTGGTTCAGGTTGTGGTTGTTGCGCTGCCTGCGCTTCAATAGCCGCAATCTCTTCCGGCGTAAGCTCTACAGTTTCAACTTGGCCTGTTTGAACGTCTACAACAATACGGTGCATGATCTTACTCGTAAATGATGTTGATGGAGCCAGCGTCAAGCGCGTCAGTGCCACCGGCAGTTGTAATACGAACGCGGTCAAGCGTACCGGATAAAGCAATGTATCCTGATAGCGCGGCGGCGGCGGCGGCGTCAGACATAACGCCCGTAATTAACCAAGTATTTCCGGTTATGTTTACTAAAGTGTACACGCCATATCTGACTACAGACGCAGTTGTTGTGTTTGTAGACGAAACAACAAACCCATTACTTGCAGTACTATAAACGCTATTGTTGTTATAATAGTTACCGCCGTAACCGCTTGTGGTAACCCCGCTTGACGTACCTACTTGTGCTATAAGTAAACTAGTACCGTTAGTTGAAACACCGCTAAGCATTAGAGTAACGCGTTTTACCCATGACGGGATGTTAGTAAAATCAACACTTGTACCGCTCGCCGTGACAGCCGTTGCGGTCTGGAGCCCGTCATAGACCGCCCCTGTAGAAGTCGTTACGCCAGCGGAGCCATTAAGAGTGATTGTCATGCCCAAGCTCCTATGGATGTGTTAGCGCCGCCGTTGCTGATTGGGTAGATCATGAAGTAGGAACCTGCGACGGTCGTGTACCCCCCGCCCGGAGCGGCTGACAGAATGTATTGCGGGATAAACGTGCCGCCGCCGTTAACGCTGACAGTACCACGAAGAAGTATGGTGGCAAAAAGCGTTGCGCCGGAAGTGCCGGTCGTAACGGCGGTTGCCGTAGCGCTTGTAGCAATTAAACTGCCAAACTCAAGTTCATTTATAGGATTTGTACCGCCAATAGCGCCTAACGCGTTGTAACCGATATTGTTAAGCGTAGCGGTGCCGCCAAAACCTGTGCCAACGCTGTGTGTTGTTGTGCCAGCCGTTTTGGTCAGCATGTACACGCCTTCAAACGCGTATACCGTGTTGGTAGACAGCGTTACGCCGACGCCGAACACGCTCTGCGCGGTGTTAACGTTCGCCCCGACATAGCCGGAGTTGAGGCGGTAGTACTGCGCGGCAGGCATAGCTCCACGCTGAGTGCCTTGCGGTGTGCCGTAAAACGCATAGCCATCATACTCAACACCGCCTACGGTTGGCGTGCCAAGAAGCGTGTCTGCGGTAAGGACGATGCTTGACATGGGTTAGCTCCAGTTGCCGACAGACGTGACGGTGGTTGTGCCAAGCGGCGAGATGCGGAAGTAAGACCCCGTACCGACCGCCGCTGCTGCCGCAACCCCAAGCGAAATTTGAGGAATAAGCGTGCCCGCTACGGTCACGATAACAACACCATTAACACGCGCAAACCCTGTCGTAACAGTGTTGGCCGCAGTCAAACCTGTGTTGGCCGCCGTGTTATACGATGTAACCGACGGGTTTGTGGTCGCTGTGTCGGTCAGCGCAGATTTACGGGCCGTTGCCATCCAAGTCTGTGAGATCGTGGCCGAACCGCCAAACGCAAACCCGAACGAACCGGATGACGAACTCATTGAACTAAGGCTGTAAAAACAATCAAACTGGTATGTTCCAGTTGTTAACGTAACTTGACCGTTGGTCGGCACGTTGAACATTGCTTGCGCAGCGGTCTGCGAAACGAGCGTATACGGCGATTGAAGCAGGATAAACTGTTCAGTGTTTACAACGCCGCGCTGCGCCGAGGTCGGTGTGGCGTACAGCGCGGCACCATCATACTCTAGCGCGCCTGCTGTCGTTGTGCCGAGAACGTCGGCGGTCAAAACAAGTTGTGACATTACAGCACCACCCAACGTGAGCCGGACGAGACGGTGATCGTAACGCCCGAGTTGATTGTCAAAGGACCGACCGAGTTTGCGTTCTTGGTCGCAGGAATTGTGTAGGATGTCGTGACGGCTTTATCGTTAAGGTTAAACACGGCGTCCGACCCGCCGCCCGTCGCCCCGCCGCCAATAGAACCCCAGTTGGAATCGCTATAGCCTTCAAACGTGGAAAGCGTTGAGTTGTAGCGGATCATGCCGTCAATAGCGACGTCGGTAATGCTTGTGGACGCCACAGTCTGCGACGGCGTAACTTCGTACGTACCTGCGCCGCCTGTGCCGGTCAGAAACTTGGTAACGCGAGTGCCTGCCGTGACGCTGGCACCCGTAATGGTCGCTCCAACATACAGCGCGCCTGTCGCTACAGACGACATGGACAGCGTTGTGCCGGTGATCGACCCAATGCCCGAGAACGCCCCCGCCCGTTGCGCCGTTGTGCCGACCGGAATTTTAAACTGGCCTGTGCCACTGGCGTATACGTAGGAGCCGACCGTAATAGAGCCAGATGCGTTAAACGTACGCCCGCTAATGTCTTCTGTAGCTGAAATTGTTTCAAACGTCGTTGTGCCGGTAAACGCCGTGTTCGGGTCAAGAAGCACCGTGCCGGTGGCGGCAGGAAACGTGACCGTGTTCGTGCCTGCAACCGGAACCGTCGTCAGGTCCACATAGCCCGAGGTTGAGCCGTTAATGCGGAGCGATGTGATGCTGGACGCTGGCACGCCGGCGATATTGTCGTAGGTGCCAATCGTCGTGCCGGTTGAGGTTTTTAAAATAAACTTGTAGTTGACGCCGTCCGTCAACCAGACTTCGCTCGCGGGCCGCCCTGCGGCGTCAAGCACAATCGGGTTGGTGTTGGCGACATTCCCCGTGTTGTCAGTGTACGTTGCTTGCGGTGTCGTTGTGCCTGCAGCGTAGGTGTAAATGAGACCGCCCGACAGCGGATCGCCGTTGTTGTCAAAGAACTGCCAACCAGCGCCAGCGAGAGGAGAAAGGATAACTGTCATTGTGGTCGTCCTAGATAATCTGCGAAACGGTCAAAATAACGGCAGGCGCAGCGGGGTAAGCAGGTGAAGTTCCAGCAGGGTATGTCGTAAGCGCAATGTTTCCTAAAACACTCATACCATAAATCTCAAAATAGTCACCCGCCGTCAACTGTTGAAAGAAGTTAACCGTCAGAATTGCGCTGCCGCTGCCCCCCGCATGTGTTCTTGCAACTGTAATTTGGCTAGCCGTATTGGCGACATTATCGTTATTAACCCGCAACCACACAATCGCGTTATCTTCCGCATTTGTTGAGTTGGTAAGTTGAAGGCTAAACGTAATCGTATAGAGTCCTGTGGCCGTGACCGTAATTTTAGACCCGTCAAGCAACACACCGCGGGCATAATCGGTTACGTTAAACGTAATACCGGTCGGCGTAGACGCGGGTGCTGTCTGAGTTGTTGTGTTTAAAAACGTACCATACGGGACTTTGACCCATTGCGGCATGTTAGTGTCGTCGGTGCCAAGATACGCCGCTTCGCCCGGCACGGGCAGACGAGACAACGTGTCGGGGGCCGAGGCATACAAAAGATCGCCGGTTGCGTAGGTAATGTTGCCCGTGCCACCGCTGGTCTCAGGAATAATGCCGCGCGACAGACCAAGAAACTCATAGATAGCGTTGAAAAACCGAAACCATTCCCGCGACGGAATGTTGTTCTGCTCCGCGATTGGAACGCGTGGGGCGGGAATTTGGGTTTGGTTATTAGGCACGGGTTGGGCTCAACAATAGGTTTGCCCCGACAATAGCGATTTTTACGGGGTCAGTGCCAGAAATTTCATACACACGGTCACGCAGTTTGAGCGTCATGCCAAGCCGACGCCAGAACGTGCGGGTGCCGTACGCGCCGATTGCCCCCATAGACGCCCAATGCTCGTTTGACCACGTGTGGCCACCGTCGTCTGAAAACCGCAGCATAACTTGCGGGTTACTGCCTTGCCCAAGGTTCAGCCCTACGCCCGTCTCGGCATCAAGCTGAAGGCTATGTTGAGCCGTGCGGGTTAAGTTGTTCTGGCCTTGAGGCAGCGCCCGCCACGACCGCAACCAACGTTGGGGTTGGTCGTCGTCGGTGTAGTCCTCAAGATCAAACGCATAAATACGCCCGTCATTGTAATCACCGACAATGATTTCGTTATTAAACGTCATCTGGCAGTTGGAACGGTGGCGGTTAAACGAGCCGTTTTCCCAAGCCGCGCGCTCATGCCAAGCCTGCGTGGAGACATCATAGACCCACGTTGCGCCTGCTGACGGGAACGTCAACACGTAAAACGCGTGGCCATCCTGCTGATAAGTGTAGCCAATGGCGTCTGAGATGTCGCCATACTGCTGAATTTGCCACTCGATTGCGTGGGTTGAGACCCGAACACCTGTGTAACCGTTGGTGCGGTAAACAATGCCTTCGCCGCGGGCATCAGCCCCAAGCCAGAACACACCGTTGTCAAGTTTGGCGAGAGAATAGGGCGCAGCGCACCCGATTTCGTTAAACGCACCTTGGATGCGCTCCAGAGGGAAATCAGGGTTGCCGGAATTGTACCAAACCTCAACCGTGCTGGTGCCGAACAGCCAAGCCTCGCGGTGGTCGATAATCAACCCCACAAGACCGTCAGGCGAGCCTTCTGCGCTGGCAAAATCCAGCGGGTCAACCGACGTGCCGTCAAGAAGTTGCGTCACCCAAACGCGTTGCGAGTTGGGCTCGTTGAACACGAAATAGCCGTCCAAATAGCCAACCGTAACCGCACCCGGAAAGTCAGGGTCGGTAATCGGGGCGAAAATCTGGGTGTTCATGTTAAAAATGTAGCCGTCAGGATTGGCCGCGATAAAAATTTGCGTACCGTTATCCGACATGGACACAGGGCCTGCGCCGCTGACATAGCCAAACGCCTGCGCGTTGTAGTTTGTATCAATTCGGTAAAACGTGTTGCCCGACACAGCGTAGGCGTAGTTGCCGCCGGGGGCTGGTGACCACAGCCCGCGAACCGGTCCGTTGCCGAGCGTAGCGAGGCGGCGCAGTCCGGGCGCGCGGTTCAAAAACGCCGCCGTTTTGCCTTCCATAGGCAAAATTTCAGGGAACAAGTTGATCATGCGGCTATCGGCAGCGTTAACGCTGCGGGCCTCATACGCTTGTCCCAAGATCGGCGTCTGCATTTAAAAGTTACCGGCAAAGATGTTGAAGCGCTGACGCGTTCCGACGATAGAATATGGCAACGACATAATATCGTCTGGGTTGTTGATGCGCTTTAGATTGCGCTTGGATGTCATGGCAATGCGCCCCACGGTCGGGGGCGGCTCAATACCAAACTCAGGCGCCATCTCGCAAGCCAGATTGTAGCGAAACGCCCTGAGATAGCCGGGCGGGAAAGAAAGCGTAGTCGCCAAAGTGGCGGGCTGCGTCAGCTCTTGAACCGACACAATGTGAAACTCCAGCACCTTTGTTGGCACCGGATAGACATACATCTCAATGTTCGGGTAAGTCATGTTGACCCACATGACCTGCGGGTACGTGCTCGTCACGGTCTTGACCGCAATACCGTTGTACTGTTGTTGATTGATGAGTTTCAGCCCGTACGAAATGCCGGTTGCGGGGTCTTTGAAATACGTGCTGTCGTCAATCAAGATCGGGCGGTTGCCAACAATATCGCCGGTCGGGCCGAACGTGCGCGATATTGTGCTTGGCGGCCACGTCTCAACTTGATCTTGTGTAGCGAAAACAGACAGGCGCTCGGTGTTCCACGAGTCAATCATCTGGTTCATTGCGTAGAGCGCGTCTTGCGATGTTTCGGCTGACGGCGTTTCGCCTTCGGCCAAAACACCAAGAAGCCTCAGAGAACCGTTGATAATATCGCCAGCCGTTGTCATGTCATTGGTCCGATACTGTGCGCGTCCTTGTACGACGGCGTGGTGCTTCAGCTAGAACATTAACCGCAACCGCCGGTTCCGGCAAGATGTCGTCATCGTCGTCAGGGTTGTTCGGGTCAAACCGCTCCCACCCGTTTTGTTCGTCTGCTTCGGCTTCCAGTTCCATCGTAGCGATCTTGGTGCCGTGAAGAGTGTGACGAAGATAGATTTCAGCCATAAAAACTCCCGTATATGAAACAGGCGGTCAGTGACCGCCTGTTTAATTAGGCAATAAGCCCGAGTGCCTGAAGACGAGACTCAAGCTGTGCGACGCGCGTCTGAAGATTGGCGATGACCGCCAAGACAGAGTTGCCTTCGTCTTTGGTGGCAAAGCCAAACGGCGTTGTCGATGTCAAATCCTGAATAGCATAGTCAGGCGTGCCGGGAGCCGTTGACGTGATTGTCGTCAACTGCGTCGTCAGCGCCGCGCCTTTCGCTGCGTAGACAGGGTTAGCAATCGTTGCACCGTTGAGGTACTGGTCCTCATAAGCAATGCCAATCGACTTGGTATTTGGCATGGTTAACTCCTTAAAGGGTTAAGCGAGCGGCTTTCGCCGCCCGCCAGATTGCTTACGAGATTGCGTAGAGGGCCCACGCACCGTCTGCGCTCTTGCGAGCGCGGAAAGAGCGAACCGTGCCCGCCGTTGCTGCAACAGTCATAAGACCCTGCGAGCCCGACGAACCGATTGTCCAGCCTGTGTTGGTTGTCATTGTGATGACGCCCGAGCTGGAGCCGTTTACGTTGATGACCGAGAAGTCAAAGGTTGAGCCCGGATGAGCGTTACCCAAAGCTGCATCAAGGTCAGCCGCGAGCGGAAGCGTATACGCTGCCGCCGAGGAGCCCGGTGAGCCGAGGATAATGCCGTTGGTCAACTGAGCCACGGTCAGAGTCGCGCTCGACGTTGCAGTCGCCGGAGCGGCTGCAACCGAGAGCTTAACTTCGTTAGAGTTGCCATCATTGTACTGATAGCCGCCGCCTACTGAAGGAATAGCCATTGTCGTATCTCCTTAGTTCAAAAGGTTAGCCCCAGATACGTGCAGCCATCGGCGCACGAATCACGGAGTAGCCGTAAAGAACGTCAATACGGCAAGGCATACGGTCATTGTTGATGTCGTACTGACGAACAATACGCATCGAAATGCCGTTGTGGACCTGACGCGACGCCATATCCACGCCCTGCGGCATCAGAAGGTCGGCGGTCGCAAACGTGATCGCGTCTTTCTGATAGACAAGGTTCTGCGGATAGGATGTCGAGGCTGCACCGAGGACGGTGACAGTTGCGCCGGATTGCGGGAACGAGTCAACCGTTGCGAGAGCATTGGCCGATGTGTAGATCGCAGGCGAGACGCTGACCGAGGCCCAGTTGCCCGAGGAAGCCGTTGCATCCGCCGTAACGACGAACTGCTGGAGGCTGCCCGTGGACTGACGGGTCTGCGGGTTGACGGCATAGACGCCCGAGATGGTGAACACGTCACCAGCCTTGAACGTGGCCGAGCCGGTGTCGCCGTTAATGGCAACCGTTGACGCGCCTTCGGTCGAGATCGTCGCACCGATGGTGAGCGAGGCCGAAGCCGAACGCGTACCGGTCGTGTGGTTGACGATAGACTGAGACATGGCAACTTCGTTGTAGCCAAGCACGCCCTGACCCATCAAACCGTTCTTGAACTGACGGCTGATCGTGTCGGTTGGGTTGAAGAAGCCCTTCATGCCTTCAACGAGCGCCGCGTTTGCAGCCGGGTTAACGGTTGCGTAACGGTTGTCCATCGGAGCGGCGTATTCGTTGAGCTTCTGCTGGGCCTGCAACAGGACGAGCGACGTGCCCGGCGTTGTGCCCGGCGTGCCGACCGACGAGTAAATGCCCTTGTAGGAGTTTGCCACATCGTTGTCGATGGAGGAGGCAAGCTGCGAGATACGTGGCTTCAAGACACGCTCTGCGAAGTCGTCCAACTGCATCGTCAGTTCTGCCGATGTGAAGTTGACGCCGATGTGCTTCTGGGTCGAGACGGTGAGCGTTGTGAACTGCTCGTTGTCGTCCTGAACCTGAAGCGCTGCGCCGTTCGTGACAAGCGCGCGATCCGGCAAACGGATGCGGAGGGTTGAACCGATCTTGGCACCTTCAACAGCAAAGCTGTCGTCGTACTGGCGGTTTACGTTGCGGGTGATTACGAGGTTGTTCTCGAGGATTTCGAGAGCTTTCCGCGTAATCATGTCAATGGTAAGTAAGCTATTACCCATGATAAGGCGTCCTTTTTAAGGTGTGTTAACGGTATCGTGACGCCGCTTCCATTTTCTTTATCTGCCGTTGCCGCTCTGCTTCGATCCATTCCGATGTGCTCATCGTTTTGATTGAGCGCGGGTCGGTCGTATCATACGCAGGTTGGCCTGACGACTTAGCCGTTACCGGCGAAATAGGGGCAGGCGCGCTGGTTGTCTTTTTTACGGGCGGATTTGCGGCCAATCTGGCTTCAATCTTCCCAATTTCTTTTGCCTGCAAGAACGGTTGAAGGCGCGAAATACGCTCGGCTTCTTTGGGGTTTGTACCCAAGAAATATGCGACTTCAGGCCCGATGTCCGACGCTTGGATAGATTCGGCCATAACCGGAGTGATCGGGAGGTTGGGGTTATAGGCGACCTGTTCAAAGTCGT